TGGACATTCTGCTTGAACAGCTGCAGTTTTTCGGCGAAGTCGTATGTGTCTCCGGCCGCACCACTTATTGACTCTTTCGAGTCTTCGAGGGATTTCGTCAGGTCTTTGACATTAAGGGATCCGTTTCGGATCGCCGCCGACATGGTTGATGCCGCTCGTGCTCCGAACACTTCCGAGGCTTTCGCCGTGGCTTCTGTTTCGGTCTTGGCATTCTTGATCGCATCGAAGTATTCCTGTAAGCCCTTGGTTGCTGATTTGCCATCCTTGGCCATTGTGGTCACGGATTTCTTCATAGCTCCGAGGACTTCTGAGGTATTTACACCGGCTTTATCCAACTGGCCCATCAGAGACGCGGCATCTTCGAACGAGTAGCCCATGCTCTGGAGCTGTGCTCCGTATGACTGCATGTTTCCCATCAGTTCGTTAAATCCTATGCCTGTTGACTGTGACACCTTGAAGATGTAGTCCATCTGTTTGCCCATGTCATCAGCCTTGATACCCCACTGCTGAAATGCCTGGGAGGATTCCTCGATGGTGGAGCTTAGGTCTTCTCCGAGCATGGAGGATACCTGGATAGCCTGTTCGGATAAGCCCTGCAAGTTCTTTCCTGTCAGCCCGAGCCGGGTATTGTAGTCAGCTATCGCGGATCCTGCATCATCGAGTGTGGTAGGGACTGTAGCATAGACCTCTTTCATATCGTTCTGGAGTGCTACAAGGTCTTTACCTGTAGCTCCTGTCCCGATACGGATAGTATCATTTGCGGAGTCAAACTGAGTCCCCAGATCAAGGAGTGCTTTGCCCGCTGCTGCCGCTCCTGTGGCTGCGGCTCCGATGGCTACGGCAGAGACCTTGGAGATAGTCTTAGCCACTTTACCGAGCCCCTTGAGAGAGGATGATGCAGACTGTATGGATTTACCTAATGACTTATCTACCTGGCCGGAAATCGACACAAGAGCTTTAAGTTCTTTTCCTTTTGGCATCTTTTACCTCCTTCTGTGCGCCCTGCTATGAGCCTTGGCCTGAGCCTGTCTGATCTGTCTTTCCTGCTCTTCGCGTTCTTCTTTTAAGTCTTCGCCTGCTTCTCTCATTTCTGCGATGAAGTCAGGCATTCTCATTTTTCTGAGAGTTTCGGGGCTTTCTTTATAAATTCGGCAGTAGCTTCGGACGAGTTTTCTGATGGTTTTTCCGTCGAGACTGTCTCTTCCTGGTCTTCGTCCTCCGCAGAACTTCCGAAAAAAGTCTGCCCTACCTTTCTGATTTTATTGATGTCTCTGCCTTTGACTCGGAGGAGATCCTGAATGTCTATCTCAGGATCACACGCTATGATGGCGAAGCATCCAAGGTAGAAGTGAAGTGCAGAATTGAACTCCGCAAGGTTCATGTTCGTGATGCCTTTAGCCGCAAGACCTGTTGACGCTCTTGCATCGGCTTCGAGAAAGTTCTCAGGAGAGACTTCATCTATGTCATATTCAAGCTCTTTTAAGCTTGTTCCGTTCACTTTTAAGGGTGTTGAAAGAATTATTTTATCCGCCATATTTATTATCCTTTTTTTGAAAATAGGAGAGTCCTGACGAATCAGGACTCCCGATGTGATCAAAGCATCTTGTCGTACTTCTTTGAGTAGTCTCTGCCGTTCACTTTGAGAACGTGAGCGAGTCTGTCTATAAGAAGTACCTCTTCGCCGTTCACCACGAGCCTGTATCTGAACACCTTGAATGTCAAATCATTCTCGGATGCGCTTCCGATTTCAAGGGATGCGCCCGGATGAAGCGTGACAGGAGCTACCTTGAGGAATGCCTTGCAGCCCTCAGCTTCGACTGATGCGTCAGACTTGATCCTGTCCTGCACCCAGCGTACCTCTATGTCCTTCTTTCCCGGAGCAGTGAGAGCTGTCATGTTCTTGTCAATTCCGCTTTTGGAGATAGTCATCTCCATATCGTCAAGGGCATTCATGAGCGGAATGCTCATGGTGCCCATTGCGTTGATGTCGGCTGTGAGAAATGTGGCCTCTGGAAGAGTTACATTTGTGTCGGTAGCTACGAGCTTCTTACTGGCATAAATGGTGTCTGCTTCGATAGGCCCTCTCTTATTAACCCATTTACTCATTTACTCTTCCTCCGTTCCGAAAAATGACTCGAAGCCAGCATCGGTGTAAGCGACCTTAGCGGTCAGGCTCTTTGCCGGTGGCGTAGGAGTGTCAACGATGTTCCACACGAAATTTCCGTTCCTCATATCACTGATAGGGTTCTCCGTCTCAGTGAATACGATCGAAGGTGAGCCAATGAGAGCACTTTCGGCAACGAGTGCATCGAGTTTCTGCTGTTCATCATTAAGGATACTGTCTCTCAGGTTTGGATCCATAGGGCCATCTACCTGGTCTCCGTGGTCCTCCTCGAACGAGTTGATGATGTATTCCTGCATCCTCATATTCGTGTCGAAGATTGCAAGCGGGTCAACATCTGATGCGGCATTTCCACTGTCGGCTGCCTTGAAAGCGGCGGTGTGTGGTCCCCAGATCTTGTAAGAGCCGCCCCACTTAACGATGGTGGTGATTCCTACGGCATTCAGCTCATTGCCTGCTGCCTGGTCGAAGCCCTGGTTCTTTGATGTCTCGCCAAAATACTGAGAAGCGAGCTGGACAGTCTTGTTCGAGCAGGTCTCCATCGGGATTCCGTCGTGAGATGCATCAGTGCGAAGTGTCTCAGCAATAGCGAGAGATGAGACATGATAGATTGTGCCATCTGATGTCTTGCCCTGTGGCCAGAACACCTTTGTGTACATCGAATCGTATCCGTTGTCAGTCTTCCACTGTTTAGCGAGAGCGCGGGTATCAATAGCACTTTTGTAAACAATGTTAAGGTTTTCAGCGGTAGAGTGCGTTCCGTCTGCAAGGAGCGTCACTTTGAAGCCGCCCGCAGTCTTTTCAACACTGTAATCTGTGCCTGATGCAAGAGTATCCTCGCCGACAGTTACCTTGATGCCGTCCGTGAATGCCTTTGAATCTTTGATTTCAACCGTTTTGGTCTCAACCTTCGCATCCTTGACGGACTTATCTGCTACGATAGGGATGTCAGCATAAGGCATAGCGTACCAGTGCTTGTTGATTGCCTGGCAGAACTCCACCAGAGCATTATATACAGCAGGATGATCAGACCAGCCCGGAGCGGCAACGAGATTGATGATTGCGTCGTTGTTTGGATATACGAGTTCTCCTACCTGCAGTCCGGTGTAGACTCCATCCTTTGTCTTTGTTCCGATGATGTCATCGTCTGTTACCGCTTCGGGATCCACCTCATCGAATGAAGCCTCGATAGTCCCAGTGATAGGGTTGTTTGAATCCACGCTGGTAACAGCGAGCTGACCGGTCGAGTAGTTGTAAGACAGATTGTAGTCCGTTCCTTCGGTCTTGTCTGCAAGTCCGAACGAATCAATGATGATTGTATCTGACCTTATGTAAGCACGGCCGTGAGTGAAAGTGAGAGACTTGGTTGTCTTTCCTTCCTTCTTGTGAACATTCGGATCAAGGACGTTAATGAAGTATGCCGGTCCGATATTCCCGATAGCATTGTCAAAAAGGGCTGAAAGCATCTCGCAGAGTGTGAAGTGCTTCCAGTCGGATGAGTAGCCGATCGTGTTTTTCGCGCCGAGGTCTCCGACATAGACCGGCGCGTTAATGATTCCATTCTTGGCATATCCCCTGACAAGGTTGACCGGTGCAGTACCTACAATAAGAGGCACGCTCGGAGCGGTGTCAGCAGCGGTGATGATGCTTGAGTCTAAGGAGCCGTATGCTCCATGAATGTAACCACCCATTATTTCTCCTTTCTCTTTTAAAGAAAATCATTGTAATCATTGTTTGCAGGGGATACCCCACATTTAACTGCGAACTCGATCCATGCATACCACAGCGGATATGCATCCACAAGGTTGTCATCAATCGAGAAATTGCCATACTTGACAGGTGTTTTCCTGTCTACCTTTACCCCTTCGATATACATTGATGAGTATATCTTGTGGAGTGACCTTGATACCCAGAGCCATAAGTCTTTCCATCCATCCGCGTTACGAATGAATTTGACTACCGGCTTGCCTTCTTCGTTTTTTGTCTCCTCGAAGCGCCCGGGACGGTATGCTGAGAATGCCAGTCTGAAGTTCAGACTTCTGTCATTCTTCTGCAGATCATCCGAGCCTTCCTTGAA